CATTTACAAGCCCAAAACAGGGGATTCAGAATCCCCTGTGCAGCGGAAACGCCAGAATCCAGGGCACCGAGTCCGCCCAGATCCAGCCCGCGCGCCATTGCCGACTTTTCCCCCGTCTCACAATCCATTACAGGGTAAGCAGCCGAGCAGGGTAGAGACAATGCAGTGCTAAAGTGCTCCACAGAACGCAGAAGAGAAAGAGTGATCATGCTACAGCCTCCCGCATGGCAAAAAAAGAAGAAGGCGGCCCCGGCATACGGGCAGGCAGCGCGAGCACGTGCTTTGCCTCAATCAGCACGGACCCCAGCACCCGCCGAGAAGGCAGCAGCGGCAGACCATCGGCCCGCGTCATTTTGAGCCACCGATAAACCGACTTGTCAGAGATCCGCAGGCTGGCAGCCACATCGCCGACCGTCACCATTTGCGGCAGCGGCCCGCACGGCGCTGCCAGGAGCACACGCAGACCACGCTCCGGCACCATCCAGCCGCTTGACTCACGCACCGCACCAGGGATGCAGCCAGGCGCACGATCCAGTAGCCGCTCGATCATCTCCGGCTCACAGCGTAGCACCTCGCCGAGCTGGACCACATCCAGCCACGCAGCCGCACGGCTTGGACGGCCGCGCTTGCGTTTGGTTGGTTGTGCGTTGATCGCGTCCATGGATTTACAAAAAAAGAAAAAGCGCCGGACTACAGGCGCCCCGGCTCCACATCACCACGCCGGGCCGTCTTGGCCGGCCAGTTGCTCAGCGGCTGCATGGAAACGACCACGAGCAGAAAAAAGACAAGGCCAGCCGCAGCCAGGCCAGCAATGATAGCAAAGGCGGCAGCACTCACGGCGCGACCTCCTCGGAGGGATCCGCGCGGATGGCATCCGCCACCAGAATAGCCAGTGATTCACTCGGCTCGCGTCCAGCATCGGTCTCACGAGCGACAAAAGCAGCGATCTCGGCAGGGGTCAGCCTCGGGCCGGTCTCAATAGGTATAACAATATGAGCTTTCATGGTTTGCATCTTGCACAGATTAAATATGCATAATGCAGAGTAAAGCAACATTTACTTTGCAGATTGCACATTTCGTGAGAATTTATCAATCATGAATACTGCCCCCCACATTAAAGCATGGCTCAAAGGAATCAGGAAGGACCGCGCCTGGCTCGCCGATCAGTGCGGCGTCTCGGCTCCCACCGTTGATGGCTGGCTGTCCGCAGGTCGAAACATCCCCGAACCCTCGGCGAAAATCATCCGCCAGCTCATGATTAAAGGCCCCAGCCTGAATCCCAAATTGACGCTGGAACAATACAATCAGGCCAGCGCCAAAGCCGCAGCCAAAGGCCAGACACTGGAAGACTGGATTTCTGATTTGATCACCGCCAGTTTAAAGCTGGTCATCTTCGGTGGCGTCGTTTGGTGGTGCCTGTCCTAACCAAAACCAGCGCAAAGCCTAACATGATGCAACCAGCCTAGAATAAGGCTTACAGCACAAAATTACATTTATTTAAATTAAATGTTGCGTGCATTTAAAAGGTGCTCTAGTCTTACCCCGTCGCCACCACTGGCGGCACCCGCTTCACCGGGTCACACAAAAACGACAAACAAAATAACGCCATGTACTCAGACACCCTCCAATCATCCGTCCTCAGCTTCAACCGCTTCGCCAGCCGCCGCACCCGTGGCAATGGAGCCGTCAACCACACCAGCCGCAGCGCCCTCAGCCTTGACGACGTGCGCCGCATCGCTCCCAGCGTCTTCGCCGAGCAAAAACACGACAGCCGCAGCGACCGCTACAGCTACATCCCCACCTCCGAAGTCCTCACCGGACTCATGGCCGAAGGCTTCCGCCCCTTCTCCGTCATGCAGGGCGGCAGCCGAGATGAAGAAAAGCGCGGCTTCACCAAGCACCTCATCCGCCTCCGTCACGACTCACAGCAGATCGCCGTCGGTGGCACTCACAATGAGATCGTGCTTTTAAACTCACACGATGGCACCTCCGCTTATCGCCTCATGGCCGGAGTCTTCCGCCTCGTCTGTGGCAATGGCATGGTGGTTGCCCAGTCCATGATTGAAGACATCCGCGTCAAACATACCGGCGATGTCCAAGGCCGCGTAATTGAAGGCTGCGTTGAGCTGCTGTCAAAGCTCCCCGAGGTCTCCGACTCAGTGGCCGAAATGTCCGCGCTACGCCTCACCCCAGGCGAGCAGCGCGCCTTCGCCACCGCGTCCCTTGTCGCCCGGTATGGCGATGACATCGCCCCCATCACCGCTGACCAGGTGATGACCATCAAGCGCCACGAAGACGCCGCCCCGACCATCTGGAACACGCTGAACACCGCCCAAGAGTCCCTCATCCGTGGCGGCCTCGGCTACATCCAGCGCGACACCTCAGGACGCCGCGTTGCCCGCCGCCGCACTCGTGAGATCGGCGGCATCGATCAGAATACCCACGTCAACCGCGCCCTCTGGGCCTTGGCCGAAGAAATGAAAAAGCTCAAATCAAACGCCTGACCTCCCACCCTGCGCACCGGCTCCCGGTGCGCAGCAGGGAGGCCAGACACCTTCACCCGCTTCACCGGGTCACACAAAAACGACAAACACAAAATCAGATTATGAACTCGATCATCAGTAGTCTTCTCGACTTGCCCGCTTGCGATTGGCAGTCAGCCATTGACACCTTCAGCAGTGCTTCAAATCTCAACGACACATTACGCGCCGAACTAGACGACACCGCCGAGAGATGCGCCTACCTAGCAGAATATATCAGCCAACGCGCTGGCATTGCTGGCACTGGAAACAAAACACACACCCAGGCAGCCAAAGCAGCCCGCAAACAAATGATGAAAGTATCCAAAGCCCTTGGCTACACCTTCGCCGACCGCCGCGCTTTCAACATCTAATCAGGCACCACCATGAAAAAACTGCTCAAAGCCAGCTACATCTACCGAATTGCCAATGAATGGTATCCCGCCAAGACAGGCACCGCCATCATCGCCCAAGAAGACCTAGACCGCGCCCGCGCATCAGGTGGGAAGATTGTCCGCCTTCCGACCTATCAGCCCGACGGCGAGAAAACCAGCCACATGCTCGACCGTTTAACCCCCGGATTATATGCCGCCTACGAGGCCAAGCACGGCTACACTCAAATGATCCACCTCTGTTATCTCGAAAACGCCATTTTCACCCCGCACACACCCGTTGCCAGCAAGCGTCAAAGAATGCTTGCTGCCTAAGTCCCACACCAAACACCAAACACCAAACACCCACGACCATGAAAAACATCGAAACCACCACCCAGACCATCTTATCAACAACGGCCACCGTCTATGATGCTGACGGCAAGCTGACCGAATCTGGATTAACTGTGATTCAAATTGATGAGCCTGAAACGTCTGATTTAGACTCGCTCATTATTGTTGGCATCACTGCCCACAGATTGTCAGACCTCGAGCGCAACGGTGATACTCTGCACTCTCTCGCGGCAGGTTGGAGTGTGGTTTTATAAACAAAAAGCCGCGCAGGTCTTCACACCTGCGCGGCACACGACAAACAAGCCATGAAATCACCCAAGCCAGCCCCGAAAGGCCAGCCCCGGCTCAATGCCGCCGACCTTACCACACGCGGCACGCCGCGCAAGCGCGCAGCAGGCGCAGGCAGGCCCGCGCGCCACATCCCGCGCACCATCACCCTGCCCAGGTGCAGCAGCAGCACCCACCAGCAGCTCAGCAGCATCAAAGCCCATCTCAAACTCAAAACCCTCGCCGATGCCATCGAGCACGCCGCACGCGTCGCCCACGCCAAACTCAAACCCTAAAACCCCGCACCCATGAACACATCGACACCCTACACCCCCCAGCAAGTTATTCACAATCTGCAAAACATGATCGAGCAACTGCGTGCCCATCCCGCCAATCTCGAAGGCGGTCCCGGCTGGTGCCGCCACCAAGCCAAGAGCATCCTCGCCCGCGGCATTGTGGGCGATCATCAGCACAGCCAAGACGCTCAACCCCCGCCCATGAAAACGAATAAACAACTCCTCGACATCGCCGAAGCCGCCATCCGCGAGCTGCTGCACCGCCACGATTACGAGCTGGAAGGAATGCCCCGCGCCCACAGCCACCACGCCATCGCCCACATCCGCGAAGCCCAGCGTGCCCTCGACGGTCACCCCGATGTCATGCCCCCACTCCAAACCGCCAAACTCACCGCCGCCCTGGCCTAAATACCCCACGCCCATGATCAAGCCAGACTCAGCCGAGCGCTACCCAGTGCAGATCCTCAGCCATCCAACCATCAGACATGAGGGCAATGTGACGATCCTCAGTCAGAGCCACTGGCTGACATACAATGATAGCACCAGCGAGCACAAGACGTTCGACACCTGCCGGATCACCAGTGGCGAGCAGGCAGCCGCTGCCGACTCATGGCGCGCAAAACTCCGGGCTACCTGGGCACGGCTCAGGCATTGGGCGAACAGTGATTATCCACACCAGATTTCTTCATAGCCACCCAGAAACAAGAAACCACCCACTAAAACCCCCCGCCCAAAAACGACAAAGCCGCCGGACACCCGGCGGCTTTTTCATGCCCTCAAAAAGCACCCACATAGGCGAACCTCATCCAGCCCGCGCCGCCAGCGGATCGAGGAACGGCATTGCTGCCCGCGCCTTGGTATAGGTCCGCTCCACCATGTCTGTCGTCGTGTGCCCACCCGCCGCCGCCGCCATCTCCACGCCGCCATGCTCACGCACCTGCTGCAATCGAATGTGCCTGAAGATGGATGACTTCTTTGTGCCTTCCATACCCATGCTTGTCAGCCACTCATTATGCGCTCGATAAGTCATCTCCCCATTCGCCCCGATCAGACTTTCATCCGTCGTCACTTCCAGCACGCCCGCCACCACCTCCGCAGACACCGGCCACGTCACAGGATTCCCCCGCTTGGTTGTGGGCAGCGTCACCAAACCCGACCCGTCAGCATTCACCGTCAGCGCAGATCGATCCAACCGCCGCACCGTGATCGGCCGCGATGCCGTCCAGGCCACCAGTTGATTAAACGCCCACAGCCTCGGACTCTCCACCCTCAGCCGTGCCAGATCCTCTGTGATGGCAGCCAAAACCTCCGGCTCAATCTCACGGTGGCCCTTCGGCGCCGTGATTTTCACCGTGAATCCAGGATTGCGCTTTGAACCATCGCCCAGAAACTCCCGCAGATCCGGCAGCACCAGCCCCGGCAGATACTCATTGTTATTCGCAAACACCGCCTTGGCACAGCGCAGATAACTGTGCACCGTCGTATTGCACTCCATCACCTCCGTTTTGTCGATGCCGGCCAATCGCCCCGCCTTCAGCTCAGCGCGCAGCACCGCCCACGCATCCTCAGGAGCCGCCCCACGCACCGACCACCCGCGCCTGAAATGCTCCTGTCGCATCCGCACCCAGTTCCTCAGTTGCACCGCCGACAGCAGCTTTTCCGTCAGCGCGATCTCATCCGCCGACAGCCCCGTGATCTCCTCGCAAATCATCCGCAACCGCGCCGCATTCTTCGAATAGTCCGGCTTGTTCGGTGGCACATTGCCCAGATAGACCGCCAGCAGTTCCGACAGCAGCACCAGTCGGGCAGGCCTCACCACCGCCTCCATCTGTTCCACCTTACCACAGCGCATCGCCTCCAGCTTCGTCCGCATGACAGTCTCCGCCCACACCTTCACCGCCACCAGTCCATCACGCACCGGATACATCGGCCCCGCCGACACCTCCCACGATTGCCCGCCAACGTGGAATCGCACCAGCCAGTTCGGCTGACACTCCGGCACCGTAGGCACCGCCCACCCAGAGCGCGCCTTGGGTTTCTCATAAAAGCGTGCCGTCCCATGTCTGGAAACCAGCAGATTCGTGGCCTTTGATTTGTGTGAAGCGATCATGTCAGTGTGAAGCGATGAAGGTTAAACTACCCAGCACACAACCTGATACACAAAAAACCGTGAGAAAGCAAGAGAAACCGTGAGAAGGTTAAATGCACCCACAAAAGCACCCCTCAAGCCCACACCCCGCTGGAACCCTGTAAAATCAACCCATCCAGCCCCATTCACCCCCTAAAACCCTCCAAAACTAAAGTGCGCCCGGTGGGATTCGAACCCGCAACCAAGGGATTATGAGAACTCTGTGCCTGTCTCGCGGATCCTTATGGAATAAGGGATGCCGCTCATAAATACCAGCCAGCACACATTTTGGCACACGCTCAGCGCCTCTTGTCGAGCCTCTCCAGGAGCTTCAGCAATGCAGCCCAGCCGAGAGCCAGAAACATGACGGCACAGACAAACCACACCCAGGCGGTCGAGAGCCAGTTTAGCACCGACTCCACTAGCGTGCCTTTCAGCCATTGCGCCTCCATGCTCGTCCACCAGCTATTCCCCACGATCATCACGACAGTGATCACCAGGCCGATGATCACGCGCTGCCACACGGGCCGCTCTTGCGTTGCTTGTGGTTTCATAGGCTTGCACCTTACCACCAATGTCAAGGCGTGCCCTTTTGGATCTGCTCACGCAGGGCGCTGGCACGTTCACGCAGGGCACGGGCCGCGCGGTCAGCGGCGGCGGCATCTGGCGCTTTGAAGACAGGCTCGATCATCTTGCCCAGTTGCTCGATGGCTTTGGTGCCGGTCTTGCCGTTCGCCTTCGCCCACGCCATGACCCAGTGGTAATCCTTGCTTTGAGTTGCCACAGGCCCGAGCACGAGGCCGGTCTGCTTCAGGGCAGAGGAACCCAGCCGTTTCTCAGGCGTGGTGAAGTCCGTGAAGCCCTGCCCCAGTCCGCCGTAGGAGTTGATGAAATGATCCACATAGCGCGGGTCCACGCCTATGATCTTGCTCACACCCTTCCCGATGCCGCTGGCCTGATCCGCACCCTTGCGCAGTGGCAGTTTCAAATCACGCTCCCAGCTTGGCACGATGTCCCGATTCGTGAACGTGCTCTTGTTAAAGAAAATCTCCGCAGGCACCTTCAGCGGGCCGAGTGCCGTCACACTATCCACCGGCATCAGTGCCGTGCTCAGGCTGTCACCGTAGCCTTCAAAGGCGCGCTTCTCACCCATCGCCGCGCTCAATGCACGCTCCACGCCGCCAGCCAGCACACCCATTTCATGCGGCTTGGGGATGCGCAGCCAGTGGTTTCCCACCTTGAAGTTCCAGAAGAAATCACGCTGCCACGCAGGCATCTGCTGATACTCCTCTTCATCCTCGGGATCATCACGATTCCACATCCGCATCAGCACCGTGGGGATGCCGATATATAGGCTCCAGCGCAGCGCAAAGCCCGCCGGATTCTTCATGCCCGTGCTCAGCGTCTTGCCCATGCCGCGCAGGTGCGGATTGCTGAAAGGCACCAGCCGATTGATCACCTTCATCATGCTGCCCATCTTCGCGTAGTCCATCAGTCCGCGCGCCTGACTGGCCGCATACAGCGCCGCCTCTTCAGGCGAGTATTTCAGGTCTTTAATGGCGATGTCATACGCCCGCCGAAACTCCGCGATGCGGCCCACCGTCTCGCTCGATTGCACCACCTTCTCCCAGCGCTTCCACACCTGCCCCGGCATCACCAGAATATTACGAGGATCTTTCCGCAGTTCCGCCATGCCGCGCTTCAGTTCACGATTCCACGTCAGCCGGTCCTTCGCGTAGTTGCCGAATTGTCCGCCACCATAGGCTTCAAACCTGCCCATCTCCGCCTTGGTGTAGCCCTTCAGCACATCCCACGGTTTTGATCCATGCTCACTGATCACCGCCCGCTGGATGGCATCCCTTGGCACGTTGCGCATCACAAAGGGCAGTGAATGCGTGATCAAGTAGCGCGTCACGCTCAGCGGAGCCGCTGCCAGATCCAGCAGCACATGGCTGCCCACCTCGCTCAGTCCCATCATAGCTGCTTGGATGTCCTTATCCAGCTTCCAGTATTCAGGCTTGCCCTCGTTATAGACCACCACCGTGTTCTTGTCCGTGCTCGATGCCTTGCTGCCGATCAAGTCCAGCTCCACCGCCTCACCCTCATAGAGCGTGCGCGCGGTTTCCAGTTGGTTGGTGAAAGTCTGCATCACCTTGTTGCGCATCGCCTCCTTTTGGATGGCGTCGGTCATGCCCAGCAGGCTCTTGTAAACATTGTCGATCTCCTTCGTGCTGCCTTTGAAGCGCTTCACCTGATCGCGCACCTTGCCCACGGCCCCGCTGCTATGGTCAAAGTTCGCCGCCAGATCAAACTCTTCAGAGAGCCGACTCATGTCCACATAATAGTTATTCTCTGCTTGGATCTGCGTGCGCTGCTCCTTTGACATACGCCCGGAGTCCACCAGATAGTCCAGGTTCGAATCTGCCCAGAGCCGATACCGCCGCGCGGCCTCTTGCAGTCGGCGATAGCGTGCCGGGTCAGTCGCCAGGTCAGCCAGCGCTTCATTCGCTGCCTGCACATCACTGATCATGCCCGCACCTTGGCCGGAGAGATTCTGTTTAGCCTCTGCCGCTTCTGCCAGGATAGCGTTTTGATTCTTCTTAAAGTTAGGCGATGCAGGAGACAGAGCCGCGATTTGAGCCGCCGCTTTCTGGTCGATGATGCGCGCCTTCTCCAGCGTGCGTTCCGCCACCATCATGCCGCTAGCTTCACGCATCTCTGTTTCTTGCAGTGCCTTGCTCGTGTTATCAAAGGCACCCACCAGCCAGGTCAGACTCATCGGTTCACCCGTCACCGGGTCAGTGATTCGTTGCACCTCCGGCACACCTTGCGCGTTAGTCACCTCCTGCGGCTTCAGCGGCACCAGGCCGTTGTCGAGCTGATCACTCAGCCGCGCCGAGTGACTGCTCAGCCAGCGCAGCATCACATCATACTGTTCGCTTGGTTTCAGATCCTTCAGCGTCTTGCCCTGCATCTTCAGCGCCGTGTTGAATCCCTTCAGCGAGTAGTGGTGACTGTCATCAAACCACGAGCGCAGCTTATCCGTCAGCGTCTTGTTGAACTCCCGGCTGTCACCAAAGACTGCCGTGTAAAGCCTCTCCTTCAGGCTCGGTGGCTCCATGCGGACGTTCAGAGACGCGCGCCGTCCGGGCCGTTCACCGGCCCACGTCCGCACGTCATCACTGAAGGCATTCAGCGCTGCCATGTAGTCCTTTGGGATTGTCTTCTCAAAGTAGGCCGCAAACTTCGGTGCCTGCTTGATCGTCGCCGCAGGGTCCATCACATAGGCCCGCACAAATTCAGCGATACCTTCCGCCCGCTGAATCTTGATGTCTTTACTCGGGCTGCCATGAATCCAGAACCCTGCCAGCTCCGCATCATAGGGAGAGGTCGGGCTTTTCATCCACGGCTTGCCCAGGCCGTGCTTGTCATCTGTCCAGTGACCGGCCAGCTCATGCGCTGCCGTGTCCAGATCCCCGGCAAACTTAATGGCCGTCATCGTTGAGCCAGGCCGATAGACACCGAGCTGTGTCGGCTTTAATCCACGCACCCGCATGGCCTTGCCGATGTCTTTGGCAAAGTCCTCGATGATGCGAAAAGGTGACTTCGCCAGTCGGCCCGTGATCGGACTCACCGGGATGCGCGCAGGCGGTGGCGGAGGTGCTGGCTTCGGTGGCGACGTGCTCCGTGGCGGTGGCGTCGTGTTCCGTGGCGGTGGCGTCGTGCTCCGTGGCGGTGGCGTCGTGCTCCGTGGTGGTGGCGTCGTGCTCCGTGGTGGTGGCGTCGTGCTCCGTGGTGGTGGCGCTTGCGGTTGAGGAGCGGCAGCGCGTGGGGCCGCTGCATTCGTCGGGCGCGTGCCACTGAAGACATGGCGCATCCAGTCCATCTTCACCGCACTGGTCGGATTATCCGCCTGCTCCACCATGAAACGCTTCATCAGCGGCACATACACCGCCTTGTCGCTCATCTTCATCGCTTCCAGAATGGCATCGAAGTCCTTGGCCGCGAATGCCTCGTCAAACATCTTGGCAAAGGACGCCTGCGTGAACATCTGTCTGCTCAGTTCATCCGTGGCCGCACTCTCCGGTTGCGGGTAGCGCTCGCGGAAACCTGCTTCCATGTCATCAAAGGCGGATTCATCGCCCATCTGCGCACGCTCAAAGGCCGTGTCTTGAGTGGCTTGCTTGCGGAAAAGTTCTTCATCCAGTTTCCCCTGATCCCGTTCCGCTTCCCCGGCGCGTTTCGCCCCGCCGAGTTCAGCCAGCGGGTCAGCGGCTTGAGTCGTCGCTGTCTCGCCCACGTTCATCGGGCGCGTGCTCGTGCCCATGTCGCCAAACATATCCGCGCTCGTGTCCACGGCGGCCGGTGCGGGCGCCGTTGGTTCAGGCGTGAAGCCAAACATATCCGCGCCAGTGTCCACAGGGGCGGGTGCCGCTGGTGCTTCCACCACTGCCGCCTTCCTGCCCGTCACCATCTCCATCAAATCAGGATGCGCAGGCCAGTTCTCCCAGCGGGTCAGCGTGTTCTTCAGCTCCGCCAGCTTGCGGTTGATGCCTTCAGGATCTTTGACATCCACGCCCAGCTTCGCCGCTGTCTCGGGTCGCTTGGCCGCGCCAGATACCGCAGCGATCTGATCCCGCAAATCCTTTTGTGCTGCCGTGGCCCGCTTGCCCTGCTCACGCCACGCATCATCCAGGCTCGTGTCAGCGAAGAAGTCGCCTTGTGTCGATGTCTCCGCACGGCCAGCACGCGCGGCCTTCATGGCGTTCACCGCATCCGCCGCACTGGCACCACTCAGCGCGGCACGGATGCCTACACTCTGCGCGCCTGCGTCTCCCGGTGCTTCCAGTGCCACCGCTGCCGCTGTCTGCTCGCCGATCTTGCCCGCACGATAGAGCGAATAAAGGTCATCCCCCGCCGCCTTGCCCAGCGCGTAGCCCTTGCGGCCTTTGTCGCGTGCCAGCAGTCCTCGGCTCGTGGCTTCTTCCACCGTCACGGCGGCATTCTTGAAGTAGTGCGCGTAGTCTCCCACGCTGCCCTGCCCATCCTTGATGTTTGATTCAGCGTCAAAGGTGAACGCGTCCGCCACCGTAAAGCCATCCGCCTCACGGACGATCTGAGATGGAATGGACTTCTCACCCATCCGCCGCGCCAGATCCAGCCGGTGCCGTCCGGTGATGACTTCCTTGGCTCCATTCATCCGCTCCCAGAGCACGATGGGAGCCGTGCCCAGCCGGTCATACTTGCCGCTGAGTTGATCCCCCTCGACCACGCCCGTGCTCGTGTTGCTGCCTTCCTTGAAGTTCGGCACATCTTTAGAAAGGCTGATCTCTTTCAGTGGCACCTCACGCGATGGATACAGGCTTGTATCCTCGATAGCCGTGGTTGTCGGTGGCAGGTCCGGGCTTTCGATGATGGCCTTCACCTGCTTCACCAGGGCAGGAGGCATTCTCTGCCACTTGCTCGCAAAATCATAATCGCTCCAGCCCAGCACCTCCGGCTTCACGCCCAACTTCTCCAGCGCGGCCACCTTTGCGGCAGCCTGCACTTCAGGCGGTGGCGTTTGCAGCACCTCCGCCAGTTGCAGCCGCTCCGCTGCCACGTCTGGCGTGATGTGGCCCGCCTGCACGTCCGCCAGCAATCCACTGGCATGAGTGCGCAGCGGTGCCGTCGGTGGTAGATCACGAGTCACCCCGTCAAAGTAGGTGGAAAGAGTGTCAACGGCTGGAGTCGAACCCGCACCACTCGGCACCGCGCCGGGAGCGCTTGGTGGTGGAGTGTTCCCCGGTGTCGGTGCTGCTCCCGGTGTCGGTGCTGCTCCTGGTGTCGGTGGTGCTCCTGGTGTCGGTGCTGCTCCCGGTGTCGGTGCTGCTCCCGGTGTCGGTGCTGCTCCCGGTGTCGGTGCTGCTCCCGGTGTCGGTGCTGCTCCTGGTGGTGGCACAGCTCCCGGCGTCGGTGCTGCTCCTGGTGTCGGTGGTGGCACGGCCCCCGGCATCGATGCTGCTTGCTGCCGTCCATTCCCTGCCATTTGCAGACCGCCAAACAATAGCCCACCCGCCGCGCCGCCAATCGCTTCCTGCTTCCGGCGTTCCAGCATGGCCGCGTCCAGCGCGGGCAGTTGGTAGCCTGTCTCTGTGAAGCCTGGGCGGTTTGGATCTGCCACCGCTTGCCCCGCTGTGTAAGTGGCGATGTCTTGTAGCGTGCCTGAAATCGGTTCTTCGATGGCTTCACCCAGCACGGTTTTACCGGCTTGCTTGAGTCCAGCTTTCACCCCGCTTTGCAGCATCTCGGCTGCCGCCTTGCCACCGATCCCGCCCATGCGTTCCGTCAGTGCTTCTACTCCGGCAAAGGTGCCACCCATCGCAAGCTGACCATACGGGTTTTGAATGCCCATCTGTTCGGCTGTCTCGATGCCTTGCCCCATGCCCAGCGCCCCACCCATGACCAGCGGCACCGTCGTCATCGCTGCCTTCATGCCCATCACGGGAGCCGCGGCCCCGGCTGTCGCCAGCAGAGTCGCTGCTTGTCCCACGCCCTCGCCTGCAATCCTTGCCGTCGGGTTCGCCGGATTCACCGCCCAGAAATCACGGCCCGCTTCACCGACTGCTTTGCCAAAGTTCGTCACAGGTTTGAAAGTGCCCGTGCGTGGTTGATCCAGCGCATCTGCCGCCGCGTTCTCCAGCGCATTCAGCGTGCCACCGACTGCCGTGCCCGCGCCTTCCACCAGGTTCGTGCCGAGTCGCATGAACCCGCGTGCAAACGTCTCCCCCGATCCCTGCTGGTCGATGCTTGGGCTGAGTCCTTCACGCTGATAAAACTGCGTGTCCCACTCGCTCGTGGCGTCGTCAATGTCCGACTCGGTAGGCTGTGCCTTGAAGTCCACATCAAAGGTCTGCCCCGTGCGCTTACTGGTGATGGATGCGATGGGCATTTATTTGTTGAAGGTAAAAGAGTTGCCTGACTTGGTTTGTCCTGCGGTGTTCGGCGTGGAGCTTTGAGTATCGCCCCCCATTCTCGCCTTCCTGATGATCATTTCTCCCGTTTTAGAGTCGATCACCGTGTATGTTCCCCCTATTACCTCGCCGGTCACGGGATCTGTCTGATACGTCACCTTGGGTTGTGGAGACGGTTTGCTAGCGGTAGGTGACTTATACTCCACGCCTCCGCGCATGGCTTTTGTTGGCATCATTTCGGGAGGCAGAGGTGCTTCGACCTGATTCCTCGGCACCATCATGCCGGTGCCGCTTGTATAGTAGCGCTCATTCACCGCGCCAGTCTCCGGGTCGAGGCTTGGGAAAGTCTCCCGTGCCCGCGCGGTCTTGCGCATGTCGCCCATGATTTCCTGGGCGGTGGCCTGTGCGCGTTCTTCGATCTTCGCCGCTGCCTGGTCATCCGCTGCCTGCATGTCGGCACCGAGTTTGTCCTGGCTTGCCATGAAGCCGCCCGCGTCAGCGCTCATCTGACTCCAGAAAGCGTCATCACGGCCAGCGGGTGCCATGCCCGCCGGTGCCATCCCGGCAGAAGCCGGGGCTGTCATCGCCGGAGCTGTCATCGCCGGGGCCGTGTAGTTGCTTGCGCCCATCAACATGCCTGGTGCTTGCTGCATCGGCATCTGACCGGTGCGCTCGGCAAAGTTCTTGTTATTCTTGCCCACCGCATAGCTGTTCGGGTTGTTTGTGCCGACACCACGCGGGCTGTAGCTCATCGGCCCACCACGCCCCGAGAGAGATCGGCTCGACATCCCACCCAGCGGTGATCGGCTCGACATCCCACCCAGCGGTGAAGCAGCTTGTGCAGCGGGCCTCATCATCGGGGCAGGGGACATGGCCTGCATCGGCGCTGGCACCTGGCCATTCATGCCCAGCTTCGCCACTCGGTCACTCGCCATCGTGTTGATCATCGGCGTCGTGGGCTGCATCTGGCGTGCGCGGGATTCCACCCCGGCAGGCGGCAGGCCGTTGGTGGGTGGCTTGGGAAAAGCGGAGTCAAACGTGCCAGGCACAATTTGATTGAAGGGTAGTTTCATGGCTGGCATAACAATATTTGTGTTCAGTTTTTAGATTCGTGTCGCTGTCAGTAAATCGAAGTGCGCTGTCGTGTCTCCAGGTGAGTTGTAAGCTGTCGTGAATGGCGCGACTGTCGTGCTCGCCCCCGCATACCTTGCCCGCACCGTCGTTTCCCGCACTTTGCTGACGATTGCGATTGGATCACCCTCGACTACGGTTTGATAATAAGTCAGGTCAAAATCTGCCACACCTGCTTGAAAGCCTGTCTCAAAGGTCAATTCCCGATCAGTGAAATGCCCGCGCAGATAACACGTTACCGTGGCGTTCTTCGTTAGGTTTGACTCGACTTGATCCGGTGCCACCTCCGGCAAGTCCTGCTGAAAGGGAATGCCCGGAAAGTCTTCATCCGCATCCACGTCACCTTCCGTCACGATGTCCGGCAGCACGTCAAAGAAAAGTTCCTGCTCGGTGCCCCGTTCCTTGTCGATGTAGCCGAGAAACCGTGGCTCATACACAAACGTGTCACTCACCTGGCCCGGCTCAGTGCTCGTGTAAATCTGCTGCATTGAGACGGCCACCCACACCACCAGATTCCAGCCGCGCTCGGGCTGCTCGCCGTCGTTCTCCAGTCCCGCCACGCTGACCAGATCGCCCTGCACATTCACACGTCCACCGCCGCTGACATTGAGGCGCTGCATCTCCTGCGAGATGCTTTGATCCGCATGAGCTAGCAGTTGGTTGACTTGATCTCGTGTCATCATAGTTCATTGCCTCGCGTTGTCACGATCACCGGGAACCCTGGCACCACCAGCGTGCCCGGATCACCCGACTTCAGCGGCACTGCGGCCAGCGCCGCCGTGATCTTCCGCTGCACTTCTTCCAGCACCGCATTCGCTTGGGCTTCCGCCCCGTAGTCACCGTTGAGAATCGCTTCAATCATGGGTTGCAATCAGGGTTGTTTCACTGCCGCCACCGGACTGCACGATCACTTCGCCCGCGCCCATCACCAGCATTTGCGCCAGTTCGGTCTTCACGATGAAGCCGACCGCTGAGTGCAGCATGTCATACTGTGCCTCACCCCCGGCAGCGCCGTTGAGTGTGTTGAGTAGTTCGGTGGGTGCGCTCATGGTTCATCATGCCGGACTAAATCTCATGGCTCGGCTCATGCTGGAACCGCTGACAATCAAACTCGTGCCGCTCCAGGCCAGCCCGCTCGGTGCGTTCATGTTCGTGGCCGAGTTGCTGGCCCAGGCCGTGCCCGTGGTCAGATCCACCTGACCGAGTGCCGCGTGTGCCGATCCGATGGCCGTCAGCTCCTCGTAGAAGATGAGCACTCGATCATTCGTCACGTCTGCCACCGCGATGTAGCCCAGCGCAGACACCGCGATTGCATACGGCAAGTTGCAAGTGCTCGCTGTCGTGCCCGTGGCATTGCTGGTCAGGTTGGCTTGGAATAAAGCAAACGTGGCACTGGTGCCCGTCGCGGTCGGGATGCCCGCAAAGCGCAGCACCCGGTTGTTTGTGCTGTCCACCACATGCAGATGCCCCAGCTTACTCACCACCATCGCACGCGGGTTGTTCATCGTCGCGCCGGTCAGGCCGCTGCTGCTGTTCGTCGTGTTCGTTTGGCCGAGCACAAGCGACCCCGCCGTGTCCGTCGCGGTTGGCACTGAGTTCCAGACGATGACGCGATGATGCCCCGTGTCTGCTACGAACAACTTGCTACCGAAAATGTAAACACTGTTAGGCTGGCTCATGCCCTTCGTCGCATTCGCAGCCGCACTGCGCGTGCTGCCGCTGGTGAAGTCTGCCTGACCCAGCACCAGGCTGGCTGCCTGACCGCTCGCCGTGGGGTTCGTGTATCTCAAGACCCGATGATTCCCCGTGTCTGCCACCCAGAGATTCGCCCCATGCCAGCACAGTCCTTGCGGCGTGTTGAGTCCTGCCGCAGTCGTCGCACTTGCTGTGGCCGTGAAGTTCGCCTGACCCAGCACCAAATCCGCTGCCGTGCCGCTGGTCGTTGGCACCGTGTTCCAGATCAAAATGCGGTTGTCCGTGCTGCATGACATCGCCAGCTTGCCCGTCGCACTCACCGCCACGGCATACGCTGCCGGTGTCACCGAGTTGCTGGCTGTTGCTGCCATCGCCGTCGCACTCGCCTGACCGATGATCACACCCGCCGATTGCGCCGTGAGCAGCGGAGTCGCAGGCACACCCACACCCGTGAGCGACACGTTGTAAGTCGTCGCATTGCTGGTGATTCCTAACGTCGCCGTGCGTGGTCCGTAGCCGCTCGGGTTAAAGATCAAATCAAAGTCATCCGTCACAATCGTTGGCACCGTTGAGGCCAGCGTTGCTACCAGTCCGCTGGCTGTCCAGTCGCCCGAGTTCGTGCCACTGAATCCTGCCGCGATGGTTGTTTGCGAGGTGCCTCCGATGTTGCGGATCTTGCTAGCTTTGGTGACGGTGCCACTGGTGACAAGTTGATTACCAAAATCCAGCGCTGTGATGACCGTGCCCACGGGTTGCTCGATCTGGCACTGCGGAGCCGCGACAGTCAAACCCGTGGCCGTGAGACTCAGCGTGAAACTTGGCGTCACCGCATCACTGCTGGTGATTGTGAGTGTGGCCGTCCGAGCACCCGAGGCCAGCGGATACCAGCGCACGACCATCGTTGTCGTTTCGGCTGCCGCCAGGGAAGTCGCACCGAGCGTAATGGTGAAATCGGCTGCGTTGGTGCCGGTCAGCGCGGTGGAAATACCATTCAGCACACCCACGCCCGAGTTCGTTAAAACAAAAGTGTAGTCCCGCTGATCCGTCGCAAGAACCAGCCGCCCAAACTCAAAACTGCTGCCACTGGCCTGCGTGCCCGTCCACGGATTCGTCACAGCCAGCGTGCCCGTGGCCGTGGCTTCGGCTGAAAGGTAGAGCACATAGCTGCTCTCGTTCGCGTCGTTGTTCGTGATCGTCAGCACCGCCGCGCTGCCACCATCAGTGTTCGGCGTGAACCGCACCACCATCGTCGTGCTGCCCGCACTTGCCACCGGCGTAGTCGGTGCTGTCAGCACACTCCACGCACCATCCGCGCTTGTGATGCCTGCGCTCAGCGTCAGGTTTCCCGTGCCGCTGTTCTCGATGGTGAGCGTGTAGTCGGTGGAGACGCCGCCATTGGTGAGGCCGCTGAAATTGAGCGCGCTGCCGCTGGCGTAGCTGCTCGCACTGTAAACCACATTGATTTCAGGACTCTGCCCCGTGGCGGTCAGGTTCACCACATAGCTTGGGTTGCTCGGCGCATTGCTCGTCACTGTCAGGATCGCCGTGCGTGCGTTGATCGCTGTCGGGTTGCACGTCACCACAAATTCCTCGTAGTCTTGAAGGGCCACGCTGGTCGGTAGCGTGCCCAGCACCCAGTCGCCGCTATTCGTGCCACTCAGCGCCACGCTGATGCCGTCCAGCGTGCGCAGTCCGTCATTGGTGATTCGGATCGTCTTCGTGTTTGTCGTCGTGCCCACCGTGGCATTGTCGAAAGCCAGCGTGCCATTATCCGCCAGTGCCCCGCTGCTGGTCAGAGTGATCTCCGCCTGCGGCAGCCCCTGCACGCGCTCATAGTTACTCGTCAGCGCCCCGCGCCGGATGCGCGCATAATACGGCGTGCCGCGCACCATGCCGGTGATCGTGGCTTGCTTCGGTGTGCCCAGCGCTGCCGGAGTCACCACCGCGCCATTGAATCCGCTCAGGAACCCATAGCCGAAATCAGGGTCAATGCTCACGTCCAGGTAGGTCGCCGTCACACTGCCCGTGGTTTCACCCGTCCACTCCACCAGGGCGGTGGTCGAGGTCACACTGACAATCGAAAGCTCGATGTCTCCGGCGATGCCGTCAGCATTTGGCGCATCGATGTAAAACTCCTGTGTCAGGTAGCCACCGCCAGGGTAGCGGCTCAGTTGCACGTCACCCAGAATCGTCTGCGGCCATAGGCGCGGGCTGGTCTTCTCGTAGCGGCCAATGGTTTGCGAGTCTTGCAGGATTATCTCTCCATGCAGACACGGCGGGATAGAGATGCGGCCCAGCTCCACGCCCTGAAAGTTGATGCTTTGCGGCAGCAGTTTATCGGCTGAGCGCAGCAGGGGAGACGACACCTTCCAGTTAGTCGTGTCACTCGGTGGTGCGGTTGATCCGGTATGGTTCGTCAGGCTGATGTAGGTTTCGTCAGCGTAAGTCCTGAACGTGCCGACAGTGAATGTGCCAGCCGCCCAGGCCGGTCCCCAATACCAGCCCGCATCACCCGCGCGGATCGGTTTCTTCTTCGTCCAGCGCCGTGTCTCGGTGCATTGACACTTGCCCTGGTAGCCATTGCTCAGGTAGATCGGGATCACGTTGTAGCCCACTACCGCACTGAAGGCATCTCCGGCTAACACGGCGTTGACTTTGATTTCAAGCAGCACCGGATCCCATGACCAGTTCATCTCCTTGTCCAGACTGTCTTCATACACTCCCGAGCCACCCGCCAGCGCAGGCATCCCGGCCAGGGCGCGTGTCGTCTGCCAGGCAAACTTGGTGTTGATCGGTTGGATCTCTGTCGTGCTGCCGCTGGCATCCACCGCCGCCGCCGCTGTGCTGGCAGGCACCAGCGTCCGCGTGCTCGTGCGCGTGTCACCCATCTCCGGGTCAACACTGCGCGTGATCAGTCCCGTGGTCAGGTGCCGCCACACGCGCTGCACCCGCACAAACAAACCGTCCTCGATCTCTTCCCCGCGCTTCTCTGACTCCTCGATGAAGGTCCATGTATAAATACCAAACGCAGGCGGCAGCTCCGTCACCGGGGCCGATTGCGCAGGCGTCCAGGCCGAGCGCAGAAACACAAAGTCCTGCCGAATCGTCGGGAACTCTTCACTCAGCACGTTGGCAAATTCATACGCATACGCATTCTGCGCAGCCCGCGTCTTGAGGTAGAACACATACTGCCAGCCCTCTTCATCCGCCGCCTGAAACGCACACACCAAAAAGTCAGGATAGACCGACACCACCTTATGCGCCGTGCCGATTGCCAGCCGCGCCGCCTCGTCATCGCGAATCTTCTCACGCACGAGGAAATCTTTCCCCGGCGTTAAGTAGCGCCGTGTAAATCGTGGGTCATCTCCTGCTTGGTTCCGTGTCATAAGTAGCATAGGCCTTCTAGCCTGTGTTCAAAAGTAAAAGTCTATTGAGTTGCTTGAAAATGCATGGCGTCGCGGTTCCAAAAAGCCCCGGCAGCCAGCCAGCCTTCCCGTGAAAATTCCTCCATCACCGCCAGCGGCATCGAGCTGGCCACCGGCCATGCGCTCTTGTTGCCATTGCTGCCCGGCATGAAGTCCACCGCAGCCGCCCGCGCGTGCAGGCTTGGCAGAGATCCACCGCGCATCGATCGGTTGGCGTAGCATCCGGCATAGTCCGCCAGCACCTCTGGGTGCATCAGGCTCACACGTCTCATCACCCGCAGCAGAGATGCTGCCACAAGCTCGTGGCAGGTGATCCGCGCCACCGCCGCCCCTTGATAGGCCAGGCCCAGCGTCTCCACACTGATCTGCGTGTGCCGTGATTCATCACCCGCCGCCCCGTAAAAGGCGGTGAGCGCTTTCTGATCCGACTTCGGCCACGGATTCGTCAGCGGCATGAGCTTGCGCAGATGCTTCTGACAGGCCGCGATTGATTTCGGCCCCCAGAATCCATCCGCCGCCACCCCGATGCTGGTTTGCAGGGTTTGAATTTGTTTGCTCGTCATAAATCTTGTGCCTCCGATTCTTCGATCTCCGCCGCCCGATCACACATCCAGAACAGCGCGATCAACGCCATTGACCCCACCGAAATGAAGCCAAACATCAGCCCGAGAACGACGGTGATCACCGTCATGGCCGCAGTGCCCTTTCCACCTGTTCCATGTAGGATCCGTGAGAATGCAGCAGCGTCTCCACCGGCACCACCACCACCCCATCCGCCGTCACGATCTCAGTCCCCGCGTGAATCTTCAGCACCGGCGGCATCGAGTATAGCCGCACGATCTCTGCCGTTGTCGGCGAGCGCGTTTTGCAACTCACCGAGAAGGCGAGCATCCCCAGCATCAGCAGCAGCAAAAATTTCATGGCGTAGGCTTCGGGCTTCAGTTCGGAGTTCACGGCGTTCGCGGATCGCGGCTGTCTTGCACCACTCGGTAAAGGCCACCAGCGCAGCCCCGATGACGTTCAGCGGGTTCATTTTACAAACCCAGCTCTTTCGAGGTCACGTTTGAGTCACGCGCAAACAGCACCGCGATTGCTGGCATCGCCGCTGCAAACGTCACGCTCCAGTCTGGATTCGTGGCAGGGTTGCCATCAAATAACATGCTGATGACATTAGCTGCGATGATGACCAGGCCACCCGTTCCGAATAGTGAAGTTCTCCAGTTTTTCATAGTCGTGTTTTGAGTTTGTTGTTATTGGTTACTTGCGAAGGTTTTTGACGATCAAAATCACACCCGAAATACAGCCGAGCACGCCAGCCAGAACACCGACCGAGAGTGATGCCAACTTGAGCGTAAGCTCCATATCAGCGTGCGTTGCGAGCGAGCTGATGAGAGCTACGGTAGATCCGACGAATGGTGTGATGTGGTCGTTCATGGGAAGTGAGAAAGGATCGCGGTCTTGGTGGCTTCGAGGTCGGCGGGCACATCGACGGCCTCGATGATTGCGCGTGCGACGTCGAATCGGCCTCGATCCATCGCGGCTTCGGCGGTCATGCGTGAGGCGTAAAATGATGCCTGCACGGACAGCGGCAAAGCATCGAAGGATGCAGCCATTGCAGCGCGTCGATCTCTGGCGATCTCCCACTCAGTCAGCACGCGAGCGGTGATCTGCCAGTCACGAGTGACAGTGCCTGCCGTGAGGTCGATGACTTCCGTTGAGTTAATGATTTGGGTGGCGGTGTTGATCTCTGGCTGCGCCTCCTGAATCAAGTCAAGAACTTGATAGTCGGCATCAAGTCCGAGAACAGGTAGATCATCAGCACGAGGATACGGGACTAGTGTGGCAGTTGGAGTGTAGTAAAGTAGTTTCATTAGCTGTTAGGGAATGCGGCTGTTGGTGCTGTAAATGATGCGGTGTAGCGTGCCACACCCTTTGTTAACCTTACATCGTCCATATTACCCGTGATGTAACCGAGGCTTGAGGAGTAGCCGACATGCACGTTCCCTCCGCCAGCGTTAAACGATGCGGACGAAGTGGCAGTTTCTTTGAGGTCCCCATTGATAAAGTGCCGCATAGTGCTGCCGCTGCGGGAACAGGCCACATGAGTCCAGGCGTTGAGGTAAGGGGTGAACGACGTTACGTTTAAAAAAGGATTTGTGCTACCATTGCCGACGATGATGGAGTTGCTGTTGACTCCGTAATAGAGTGAACCTAAACCGCTTCCAAAGAAGCCACTGTTAGCTCCAGATGTCAGGTAAACCCACGCTTCCCAGCAGAAGTCACCCGTGTAATCGAAGGCTGTATTTCCCGTGACTAACAAGTAATCTCCCGTTCCATCCAGCGAGCAACTACCTGTGCCAAATTTAGGACTGGTCGTTGAGATTTTAGCATCAGCCTGAGCCGTTACCGTTTTCGGCGTGCCAGAGTTGTCGGTGAAAGTTGTGCTGCCGTTTGTGCCGTCGCAGTGCAACAGTAGCCCGACGCTTGAATAATCGGGGTCACTTCCTCCGCCAGCAGCAGCAAAACGATAAGGGTTGATGATCATGCGCGTGTTCCGATGAGAGCTAGTTTCACGCCTGCTCCAGCGATGGTTGAGCCAATCTGATCAAAGTCGATTGTGATCTCCGCATCGTCAGCAAGGGCGCTGTCTGAGATGACGTAGGCGGTGGCAGCGGTGGTGCTCGTCTTCTCGCTTGCGTCGATCATTATTTTTGTGCTCAGGACGGTGGTGCCGCCCTCATTGATGTCGATGAGGATCGTGCTGCCAGTGGGCGCAGTCGTAACACTGGCGCGAACGGCGGTCAGAGTCATCGCATACGGCATTCGGAAGGTCGCCTTGGCAGTGCCTGCCGTGATCGCTGTCGTCTCGTCGGAGCAAGCAAGCTGAATTTCAACAGGCATCCCAACAAACGATCCGCCTGCTCGATAAAGTAGATTCCCTTCCACCGTGAGGTTACCCGCCGATGATCTTGCCAGTGTGGTGTCGCTCGCGTGTCCGATTTCCAAACTGCCCACACCGAGCGCGGTCGAGGTGGATGCTGTGATGCCGGAGACTGGCAACGCTGTGCAGTTGGTCAGCGTGCCACTGGATGGTGTGCCAAGGGCTCCTCCGCTTATTACATAAAGCGTGTCATTGTAAGTCTTCAGCGTAGCTTTAATACTGCTCCAGAGAGACTTTTTGTTAGTGCCAGTCGCTGCTGCTGAAGTGTCGGAAATGTCCACCACCTCCATGAGGTCACCATCAGCAAGATTTCCTGATGTGAGTTCTGTAAGTTCTGAGATTTTGCCAGCCATAATGTTATCCTTCTAAAATTCTATTTTCATTGTTCTCGAGTGTCCTTGAAACACTATCTTCCGTGGATCTATTTGTTCCCGTTGAGAGCAGTGGCGTGCATTGCAGATGATTGCTTTCTTCGGAGTAAAAAGCCGATCCATTATTTGCGATGACATACCACCAATTACCAACACCGAATGCTGATGATAACGATACGTCTAAGAACGTGTTAGCAATTCCTGACTGCCACAAGGTATAACCAGAGTCGGTGGTTGATTTGTAAACATCGTAAGTAGCAGCCCCAGTAACAGCAGACCAAGTGAGTGTGAAGTCATCAAAGGCAAACTGTGGATTGGACGTATTGTCAGGACCAAGTAATTCAGGTCCGTTAGGCTTTCCAGGCAAAACTATTGCAACAGTGTTGCTGGTTGGACCCACACCATAATCATTATTTGGAATTACCCGATAACTATATGTTTCACCTGCTGCTAGTGATCTGGAGTCACTATACGTTAAACTTGTCGTTGTGGTTATTGAGCTGTATCCCGCACCGTCAATATCCAATTCAATGTCATAATAAAAGCCTGGACTACTGGTCTTGTTGCTAGCTGACCAAGAAAGTGAAGAAGTATTACCTCCAAACGCAGCAGTTACTGCCAATACTGGAGCAATCGTTGGAGGTGTGGCTGTCGGTTCTTCCTCGCCCCCCATCCCCGTGCCATAGCCATGCACGCGGCGTGCCGCGAACGGGTTGACGGTCTGGGTCGGGCTGGAAAGCATCATAGAAGATTAACCAATGGCGCGTTTCCAAGCGATATACCGCGCGGTGCCAGACATGGCCGCGACACTCACTGCACCGACGTAATCGGTGATGTAGTTAAACCCGCCTTTGCCATCGTCCGCAGCGCTGCCTGCTTGCAGGATCAGGCTCAGACTCGTGGTGCTGGCACCGGCTCCCAGCTTCACGGCCAGAGCTGCGTCATCCAGATTCTGAATGAAGCCGACTTCACCCGGGGCCAGCGTGAAGACGGTGGCATTACTGGTGGCGATGGTGGCAGTGCTTGGCGTGGTGCCAGACTGAAGATTAACAACGCGGGATGATTCCATAAGGGTATTAAGGTTTGGGTGATTCTCGATTGCGACGGAGTTCGGCGCGGTGGATTTCAAGCAGTTCGGCCAGCGCTTTGTCTTGCAGCGACAAGCCAGTTTGAGTTTTGCCGTCTTCTAGCAGCCAGGTGCCGTGCAGATGGCGGATGATGAATTCATGCAGCACTTCAAGCACGGGCATGAGCACCCACTTGCTCGCTCCTAGGTCCGTTGCAAAGGTGCCACTGGTATGCGCGACGATGCAGCGATAGCATTCAAGACTGCTGACGGTGCGGACATCGCCCACAACATAGGCTGTGGCAGTGAGCCAGGCCGTCGTATCAAATTTGTGAATGCGCGGCGTCCAGCTCACCCAAACTGTTACCAGATCCTCACTGACACTGATCCCTGTCTTGTCGGTGAAGAATTGCACGCTGGCAGCCATCCGCGTTTCGCGTGGATCGAGCGTGTAGATCTCGATGTTGCGGGCATCACCCAGCACGTCCCATGAGATGAGTCCGCTGCTCGGCGTGATCTCTGCCCAGGTGCGTGCGTCTTCCCAGAACACATTGCTGTGATAGGGCATCTCGTAGCCGATCCGGTGGCTGCGATTGAACAAGGCAAGCAGGTTGGCTTTTAGTGTGGCATCACTCGCCATCGCCGTCAGGTAACCGGTCGGGCGCACCGCATCTTCAAAAGCGGTATTGAAGGGAATGGATGCACGGATAGCCATAAAGGTCAGGCCACCAAAGCAGCACGGCCCTCCTGTGCCGCGTGTTGAAGTTTCAGACTGGTCTGCGCCATCTGCATGGCGCGGTGCATCCGGCCTTCCTTGGCCGCTTGCTCCAGTGATCTGTTCCAGCCACCTTGAATCTTGCCAGTCACGATCTTCTCAGGCGCACAGTCAGGATTGCGCTTCAAGAAGTCGCGCATCATTTCAGCGTCATCAAACATCTCCCCACCCTTGCAGCCGCGCTGGCTCATGGTGCTGCGGTGGAGCTGCTTGTAAGTCAGCGGTGCCATGTGGTAGGCAGGCTGAAAATCAAAATCATTGCGCACCACGGCAGGTCCGCGTTGGCGGCGGAGTTCGGCAGCACGCTTTTCCTGCATCTCAGCACGGCGGTTGTCGGCTTCCAGTTTGGCCTTGTAGGCAGCAAAGATGGCGCGGGCTTTAACCAGTCCCACCTTGCGGGCAAGCTGTTCAAAACCGAACACAGGTGCTTTGTCAGGATTCCACATAAATCAAAATCAAGAGAGGAGCGCGGGCACACTTGCCCGCTTCAGTCTATAAAAAGGGCCGCCAAGGCAGGCAGAAGGAACCGGGGGAAGGATGCGCCGATGCGGTCACAACAACACACAAAGGCTACTTCCTCCCGCCTGCCCGGCGGTGATGTTTTAGGCGACGGCGGTGTAAACCTTACCGTGAACCGCAGGCATGGAGCAGTGCAGGCTGAAGAAGCCTTCCACATAGCCCTGGGTGCCGCTGCCGTCGAGGGAGAGGTCCACTTCTTCGAGGCCATTCAGCATCTCGTAGAAGTATTCCATTTCCAAAGCCAGCATGTGATCCTGGTCACCCAGCGTGAGCGTGGGGGAACCTGTGGCGGTGGCCGCAGCCGAAAGCACGATGGTCGTGGCATTCGTGATGCTGGCGATGTAGGCACCCGCAGCGATCCCTGTGCCACCGATCTTCATGCCGGACTGCAAGCCAGCGGTGCTGGTCACGGTCAGCGTGGTGCTGGTGTTCGTGGTCGCGGCACCGGCCAGACTGCCTGCATTGCGCACACCGTTGAGGTGTTCGGTCGGCACGACCATCAGACTGCCAAAGGCGGTCTTGTAGCCGGTGAGCATGGCGCTGATTTCCTTGTCGCTGCTGTCCTGATTGAAGCGGCGGATCGGAGTCGTGCTGCCAGAGGTGCTGCCAGAGTCAAAGAACGTGGCGAGGTGATTCGCAAAGTCCGTGGTGGCGAAGGCGGTCAGCTTGACGTTCTTGCGCTTGGCCTGGCGGCACTCCAGCAGGAGCGTGCGCATGTTCGTCTCGGTGAATGCCGAGGCCGATGCCACAGCGATAAGCTGCGATGCGGCTGGGCGGTAGTTGCTGTCCACCTGGAAGGTGGAGCTGGTGCCCTGCGCCGAGCTTTCGGTGTAGGCACTGGCTCCCATCGTGATGTGCATGGAGCCGAGGCGGGCTTCATCGTCATAGGCGGAGGCCGTGTCCTTGGCCACCTGGGCGGAAAGGTAGGTGAGTTCGATGCCCTGCTTGTAGCGCTCCAAAGCGCGGAAGCGGGATTCGCCGACTTCGTTGGCCACGCCTGCGGTGTTCTCCACCTTCTCGACGCGCTTGGACACGCCGTAGGTTTCGCGCTTCTGCTGCACGACACCGTAGATCTTGGCACGGTTGGTGAAGTGATTGCTGACGCTGCCACGGGTCACGGCATCACCTTCTTTGGTGCCGCCAAGGCGACCGGTCAGGTGTTTGTCCGCGACTTTGCTATAGACGGAGTTTTCAGCCGTGCCGCCCTTCTGGACGGTGGAGCTGAACAGTGTGTTCTCGTTGTCGAGAAGGGCGATTTCGTCCGCGAGGTCTTCGTGGATTCCGGGAACGGTGGATGAGAGTGCTTGAGCCATAATGTTTGAAAATTTAAGTTTGGTTATTCCACAGGAGCGGCGGGAAACATCAGGCTCTAACCGTGCGGGGCATCGGTCCGAGTTTGATGGCTTCCTTCAGGTATTTCTGGCGCTCGTCTTCGGTCTTCGCCGTCGTCGCCTTCTGCATCAGAAGACTCTTGCGGGCCGCGAGGTCAGAGCCGGATTCGTTCACCGCTGCCAGGCGTGGAGTGCTGGCGCGGGTTTCGTTCGGCGGGTCTTTGCGTTGGGTGGATTCCTCTTTCGAGGTTGGCGCTTTAGTCGCAGCGCCCGCTGTGTCCGGGAAAGTGATGACGGCACGGCGGCTTTGCAGCACGTCGTAAAGGGCAGCCTTGGCCACCAGCTCTTCCAGCCTTGTCGTGAGGCTGGCGTCTTTGAAATAGGTTTCACAGGCTTCCTTGTAGCCCTTGGTCGCGGTGTGCTTCTCGGCCAGCTTGGCAGCCGACTCACGCACCTTGCCCACTTTGGCATCGTGGCTGAACCATTCCTGCGCATCGGTGATGCGTTGCTGATAGTTCGTCAAATCAGCGGGTCGCAGTTCAACTTCAACCCCATTCGGCAGCGTGTGGGTGATTGCTTCCTCTTCATCACGTCGGCCAGCTTTGACTTCCTTGTCATGGTAGGTCAGCAGGGCCAGCGCATCTTTGGCGTTCTCACCCCAGTTGGCCACGGCGTGCGCATCTTTGAAATGCACAAAGCTATTACCCGCCAGACCGGCAGCACGCACGGCAGATTCGCCGCCTTGCTTCTCGATCTCGGCAATTTTGGTTTCCAGCTCGGTGACTTTGGCGGCATGTTCTGCCACCTTGGCTTCAGCTTCTTGCGCACGTTTGCGCACCTTCGCCGCTTCTTTGCTGGCTTCAGTGATGCGCTTGCGTGCTTTCTCATCGAGCTTGGCCAGCTCGGTTTCGCTGATTTCTTCAGCCGGTGTTTCCTCAGCAGGCTCAGCGGGAGTTTCAGCATCCGTATCAAAATGAATGCTCTCGGCTTCAGCAGTGGCCGGCAGTTCGGCTGTTACCACCGGCTTGGCTTCCAGCGCCGGTGTCGTCACCGCAGCAGCAGCCGCTTTGGCTTTCTTCTCACGCCGATTGGCACGGAAAGCTTTGGCCTGCTCAGCACTGAGTCCACGCGCGATGTGTTCAGCGGTGGCGTCCTGCGGCGTGATGATCTGCACCGGAGCTTCAGCTTCGGCAGACACGGCAGGAACAGGCGTAGCAAGTTCGGACATGCCAGAACATTAATCCGCACTTGCTGTTAGCGGCAAGGCTTGCACACGATCCGCCACGATCTGCCACAATGTTTGACGCTGGCTCTATTCGCTATCGTCTCGCTGAGTCGGTGCCGACTCCAGCCAGGTCCGTGTCAGTTGGTAGAGATACAGCGCCCCACAAGCCTGCCCTTGATCATGCGCCGTGGCATCATGCTGCACGCCTTCAGCCTGCATACTGAACGCCTTGCGCTCGATTAAATTAAACAGCGCCTGCACGGCCGCATCATGGCGATTCTCAAACACCAGCTTGCGCGCCTTCTCACGATCTTCCCGCGTGAGCTGAAACGCCTGCCCAAAGAGCGGCGCACAAAGAATAACAGTCGGAGTATTTAATTCTTGTCTCATTCTGGTTTCGTCATTCGTCATTCGTCATTTGCGGCACCGCCGCCGCCTCTCCCACCACCAGCACAGCCGTTCCAGCATTTTGAACAGGCACTTGTCCAAGACTCTCAGCATCAGGAAGAATAGGGGCATCATCAGTGATAGCCGTGCCCGCATCAGGAGCAACTGCCACAATCTCCCCCGCCCCGTCACATTCGTCATTCGTCATTGCACCTCCGGTGCCCCCTGCATCATCTGCGCCATGCTCACGCCATCCGGCAGCGCTTGCAGTTGTTCCAGCAGTTGCTCTGCCGCGCTGGCTTGGGCCAGTGGATCTTCTGACAGCGTGCGCCCAATGCGCGCATTCTCGCCACCGTGCTGCTTCTGGTTGTTCACAAGTCCAGATAGGTAGCTTGTCAGCACCACATGGATCTGCTGCCCACCGATCACACTTTGCTGGCGGAGCGGGCTGCGCATGACTTCATCACTCACCGCCTGCGCCAGTCCGCCAAAGTCCATGCCTTCAGTGACATCAGGAGCACCACCGCTGAAGATTTCAGAAAGGTGCGCGCGGGCCATGTCCAGCGTTTGACGTTGCGCCGTGTCGGCATCCTTCGGCAGACATTGCGCGGCCAGGCCAGGGTCAAGCATGTTGAACCCGGCTTCCAGGATTGGCAGCGTGTTGATCTGCCCGCGATTGTCCAGCGGCACGATCATTTCTTTGATGAATTGGAGATGCTTGCTCGTCCATTCCATGTCCAGAGACTTCACATTGAACTTGCTTTGAATATCATATCCGCCGCGCACTTCATCCGCCGTGGCGGTGACAAGTTCATTCGTTCCGGTGATCCGCGCGCCTTGTAGCGGTGGCATGTATTGCTGAATCAGCTTGGCCGTGCGGGCGATGCATTGACTCAGCGAAAGCATGAACCAGTCCAGCTCCGCCTGACCCATCATCATCGCCACACTGTCCGGCACATTACGACCGGCAAAGCCAAAGAAGCCATCCACGCTTTCGCGCAGGGTGCGCTCGATCTCGATGCTGCGGCCATCTGGCGGCGGGATCTGCAACGCGGTGGGCACCTTGCCACGAATCGACGGCAGGAACACACCAGGTGCGGGCCGTAAACCTTCAAGTTCAGGATCTCCGGTCCATGTCGGAAAGGTGGTCAGGCTCGCGGCATCGGTGCGGCTGTCCCACTGCGCCTTCACCGCCTGCTCTTTGGTCATGGTGATTTCCGCCACGCTGAACCCGTCCAGCATCAGGCGCTCGTCCTGGCTGAAGGTGAACGGCACAAACGGGTAGGCACCGTCCCAGTCCATGCGCAGTTCACGCTTGGCCACGAGCTTCTTCACATCCGCGTGCAGCACGGTTTCATAGGTGCCCGTGAGGCCATCTTCCGTCACCGCGCGGTCCCATAGTTCGATGATCTGATACAAGTGATTCTGTGATTCACCATTCGGGCGCGCGCTCCAGTTCACCCCGGCACCGCTGAGCGCCCACGGGTAACTGGCCATGCTGCTGCTGAACAGATTGCTGCGGCCTTTGTGCTTCTCCAGCACCTCTTTGACCCATGCCTTGTCCCAGCCTTTCAGCGCGGCCTGTTCACGGATCCACTGCGCACTGCGCCAGCGCACCCGGGCGATCCAGCGGCAGCTTTCGAGGCCGTCTTCCATCAAAGTTTCATAGGGGAAGAACACATCCACAAACGGCTGAAGCGCTTCCCAGCACGGTGAACTGCGTTTCACATAAGCCGCATGAACCGTGGCCTGGTCACCACGACGCAGCGCCACCAGTGCCCGTTTGACTGAGGACTCACCAATCTTCCGCCGTTGCGCAGCTCCCGGGAGATTGCGCAAACACAGCGCGATGATTCGGGCCTCATCCGCCGTGTCCATCACCAGCGCTTCAAAGTCGATGCCTTCGATCAGCGTCATGTCTTGCGCCTCGGCAGCCACTTCCATCTTCAGCCACTCCGCCACCATCGGCACGGTGAGCGTGATGGCCTCCACCCCGCGCTCCTCCTTCCAGCCGACATACAGCAGACTGGCGCGGAACCGGTCTGCATAACTGCCTGCCCGCAAACCCTGAGTGACAAACTCGGTCCGCATCGGGCCATTCAAATAATAGCGCAGCACCTGGCGCATAAGTCCGGCGCGTTTCGCGTCCGTGCTTTCCATCGGAGTCACCGTCAGGTTGCCGCTCATCAGCGCGGCGATGCGTGCTGCATTGCGCCGGTTCATCACCGTCTGGGTCAAATGCACCTCGTGATCTGCCGCGCCGTTAAAAGGCTTGGCATCACTCGTCTTGGTGTTCGCCTTCTTGCCCGTGCCCGTCTTGTTCTGCCACCAGCACTTGCGCGTTTGCTCATTGATCGCCATCTGCTTGAGAAACTGGCTGGCATCAAGGCAGGCCGCGTTCATCTCTTCCAGAGCATCTTCCACCTGCCAGTTGGCAAGCGGCTTCTCCGGGTCAACAACGGAGGGCAGTTCGGTGGGATTGGACATCAGGATGGGCAGGTTTCACAGTTTGTGAACCGCATCTGACGCACCCTTCCCCAAGAGTAGGCCCATGCTTCTGCATCGCCGCGCAATAGTCAAGCACCGTTTGCCGCAGCCATAACCGGCGGGTGTGCAAATGATGCGGCACCGGTGGCGGCTGGTTCTGCGCCAGCAGCACCCGCGCATCCCGATACCGCAGCCCGCTTTGCATCATCAGGTCATGCGCTTGGGAATAAGTGATGAGTAGAGTCATGGTTCAATGAGTTAAATTCTTGTCCGCTTCGGCACCGTGCCGTCATATTCAAAAATGCCTTCCGTCTCTGACGGCGTGACTTCGATCCGATCCCCGCGCCGGAACTGCGTAGCAAACACACGCGGACCCGTGAGCCGCACACTCACCATCGCGCCACCGTCCACCGGCTTGCAGCGCAGCACGCGCTGCATGACTCCAGCCGCCTGCGCCAGCATGGCGATCTTGGCCGGGGCAGGGGGCGCGGCATCGATGCCGATGAGCCGCAGCACTTCCGCTTCACCTTCAGCGGTCAGGTGGTAGGCATTCCCGTCTTTGACGTAGTGCAGCAGCCTTTGCAGGTCGCCGCCATCGCGCCAGCGCTTGAAGCTGTCACGCGGCACATTGAGCCTGGCCGCAAGAACGGCTTCCGGTGTTGTCGTGGGTGTCGTGGTCATGTGTTGGTGTTGTTGGTTATCGGCTTAGTAGCCAAATTCTTGTTGGGGTCGGCGCTTGAACCGCTCCAGATCGATGTGTCTCGGGTTGGCATTCAGCAGGTAGCGCAGCACGTCGATGGGGTCTTTCCACGCGCTCTGCGCAGCCCCCGGCACGGCATAGCCAGGGTAGTTTTGCAGGGCACCGATCAAGTTCGTGCAATGCTCCGCAATCCGCACCTGCGGCCCGCGCCCGAGTTGCGGATCTACCTCACGCCAGCCAGTCTTCTCATTGATCACGGCCAGCTCACGATTCCACATGAGCATGGAGTTGATGTTCTGTTCACCGGGCATGACGCGGCTGCTGCCCGCCTCGCCCCCGGCATCCCTGCCTGCCTGCATGAAGTAAAGTTTGTTGTCTTCCATCCACTCGATCATGGTCTTCCCACCGTCTTGATTCTCACCCGTCGAATTGGACGAGCGACTGTCTGCAATGCGCCTGCCCCACAAGTTCAGCATCGTGCCCTCCAGATGATTCTGCTGTTCAGTGATCCCTTGTAGCGCGGCCAGCTTGGCCTCAATGCGCCGGATCTCACTGGCACGGAATCCGTAGCCGACAGGCCATTGCTTCTGCGCATTGCCTTTGACGCCCATGCCGTGTTTGCCGCCCGACTTCGCCCATTCACAGTCCTCCCCTGTAAACATCGACGCACCAGGCACGCACACCACATCACTCGCTTGCGGATACTCATGGGCGATAAAGATGTCACCCGGCCCGAAATGACCGTGTGCCTTGCCCAGCACAAAAGCCCACAGCATGAACCACGCACGGCCACCCGTGGCATTCGGATCACAGGCCATCCACCACGTCCCAAACTCAGCAGGCGGCAGCCATGAAATCGGCCTCACATGCACCTGCACATTGAAGTTCGGAAACGGTGAATCTGCCGTGCCTTCGGCGATGCCGTAGCACTTCCACAGCTTCTTCGCGCGTGGACTGCCCAGCTCCGCCTTCTTCATCCCGTCCCAGTTCCCGCCGAGCGGATTCTGCCAGGCATAGATCCACATGAAACGCCGCGTCGGGTTCTCACAATGAACCACGCAAGGCAGCTTCTCACCGCCCACGATGACTCCATCCTCATTGCGCCGTGGCAGCAAGTCACGGTCAGCCTCGATCTCACGCACAGTCTTGGCCTTCTCCATGAACCAGCGCACCGTCTCGGTGTAACCATCGCGGAAGGTGTAAGTCACGAACTGCACCGCCACCAGCAACCGGCCAATCAAGTCACGCGGAAACCACATCTCAGGATCACGCTCCTTTGCGGCCAGCAGTTCCTTCCATTTCGAAATCCATTCATGTGTGAACTCCGCCGCTGTCAGCAGTCGGTTCTCCACCGCTTCCAGCACATTCACCGGCACGCTTTCATCACCCCAGGCTGTTGTTGGCCTCGGCCCTTCCAGCTTGCCGATGTCTTGCGCCCAGGTCTTGAACCGGCACACCGCGCCACTCATCACCGCGCACTCGTTATTCGTGAAGCCGCCCGCTGCATCATAGGCCATCTTTTGACTCGCCAGCTTCTTCATGCGGCCCGTGTCCGTCTTGTAGTCGTTCGGCTGCCAGAACCGCAGCGTGGCCTCCACCACTTCCGCGCTCTTGTCATCGTCGATGCTGAACGTCCAGAACGTCCGCTGATGCGCTGGCATCTCCGGCTCGCACTGCTCCATTGCCAGTGAATAAAACCGCCCCAGCGCCATCGTCTTGCCCGATCCATTGCTGCCACCAATCCCCATCGTGCAAGGCACACCAGGATTCGCCACCCGCAGCCGCGTCGTCTCCCACAAAATATCGTCCCACGACCGGAAGAACCAGCCGTGATGATAAGGATCTTCACTCGCCTCACGAATCCGATCCTCGCGCGCCGCCACCGCCGCCATCGCATCCTCCGCCCCCAGCGCCATCAGCTCCGCGCCAGTGATGGGCGGCAGCATCCCATGCGGTCTTTGTGTCTCTGCCAAAAGTTCAAACGCCAGTTTTTCCTCGTCGTTCATCGTGTTTGATGTTGGTTTCCCTTGCCATTGAAAGAGTTAAATTCCTCGCAGACGTAATCCGCCAGCATCTCGTTGATCTTCGCAGACAGGCTTTTCCCGTCTCGAAAGCATTTGTTCTTTGCCAGCGCCATCACGATGGGCGTGAGCGTGATCGAGGCATTCACCTTCTTGACGTTCGGGTTTATCTTGGGTCGGCTCATGGTTTGTCATTCGTGATTCGGATTTCCTCATGCTGTGCCACTGGCACCACCTCCACCTCCACACTCGGTTCACTCAGCGGCAGCGCCGGTGCCTTCATCTTCTCACGCGCCAGTTTCATAAAGTCCTCAAACGTCTTGGCCTTCCTGCCATCATCCGTGTTGCCGCTGATCCTCGTCGCCCCGCCACTGCTGAGCTGCTTCACGTTATACACCGCCGTCAGCGCCATCGCCGCTGCTCCCAAATCCTTCGCCGCCTTGGCTGTATAAAGAAGTTCCTCAATCTTGTCCAGAGCATCTGCCGAAAGCAGTGCTGACCGACGCCGGATAATCTCATCAATTTCCCCCGGTTTGAACTCATCCCGATCATTAAACAGCGCGATGATCGTATTCCGCGAAATCCCCGGCAGACCCCGCGCTTCTCGGTGTTCATCGACCATCCGTTCCAGTTTGGATTTATTGGTGAGGCCAAGCCCCCGAACCAAATACACTGCAAACTGGAAGCTCTCCGCATCCCGCTCCTTCCACCTCTCCGCCGTATGCGCCCGCCATTCCCCCGCCGGAGCTTCCGCTAATGGTTCCCCATCCATCGTCATCAATGGCAAACGTGGTTGATCTTCGTTCATGCGCAGCGGGCCTGGGGTTGGGCTTGTGGGAATAACAGAACATTCGGAGCATCCGGCATCACATCCAGCGGGCTGGTGATCGTCTCGGCAAACTTGGGCACGCAATGCAAATATACCTGCGTCGTCTCCACCGAGTTATGGCCTAACAACTCCTGCACCTGCGTGATGCTGGCCCCATTCGCCAGCAGGTTCGTGGCGAACGAATGCCGCAGCGTGTGGGCCGTCACCCGTTTCGTGATGCCACACTTACGCACCGCCACCCGCAGCGCCTTCCCAAGCGTGTGTTCATGCACATGATGCCTTCTTACGATCTTGGTCCGTGGGTCAACCGACTCGCCACCCGCAGGCCACAGCCAGAACCATGCCCACTCGCGCCCACCGTTCGGAAACTTCCGTTCCAGTCCATCCGGCAAATAGATAGGCATTCGGCTTTCAGCCCGGTCCCGTTCATAGATCACCCGCACCCGCTCAATGTGTGCATGGAGCCGATGCACCACCGTTTGCGGCAGCACCGTGATGCGATCCTTGTCACCCTTCCCACCCCGCACCGTGATGAGTCGCGCATTCAAGTCCACATCCTTCACCCGCAGATTCAGCAGTTCCGAGATCCGCAGCCCTGAACCATACGCCACCTCAGACATCAGCCGAGTATTGGCCGGCATCGCATCCAGCAGCAGCCGCATCTCAGCCGGAGCCAACCACGTCGGCAGCCGTTGCGGCCTCTTAGCCCTTGCCCACTTGCCGATTTCCCCCAGCGGTTCCTTGATCACGTCCCGATACAGAAACACAATCGCATTCAGCGCTTGGTTCTGAGTCGAAGCCGCCGAGCACGGAGCCAGTTTCTCCAAGAACAACCGCACCCGCTCCTCACGAGTCCGATCCGCACAAGTGCGGACATGCTCACCAAATCGCCGAATCCATCCCGCATACGTTTCTTCCGTGTGCCGAGACAGCCGCCGCATTCGGCACACCAGTCTCACCTGTTCATACATTTCGTGTTTGTTCATGGCTATGTAGAAATCTGGTGTTGATAATCACTGTTCTCTGACTTGCGCTTACCTCTCGGCCTGCGGAGCGACTGAATCGCTAGGACTGCCTCGTTGGTGATGGTCATCGTGCCGTTTTCCCGCTTCGCCACTGTCACGCGATTGACGCCCAACAACGAGGCAACCTCGGCTTGTGTGCCGAGGCGCTCGCGGATGGCCTTGTATTCAGTGGCGGTCATGGTGCTAGCATTCTCTCCGCTTCTATGAGTTTTTTGGCTTCATCCATCCGCGTTTGAAGATCGTCGTTGCTGTCGTTATCCATGCAGTGCTGATCCACCTCGTAGGATGCCACCAGCAGTTCGAGCATCTTTAGCCACCGCGCCGCGTTTGCCCGTTCTTTGCAGACTGCCGATTGATACGCGCCGAATGATCCGCACGCGCTTTGCGTTTTGCGGTCACATTCCAGACCTTGCCACGGTATTTCGCGGCTTCCACACCAGCGGCACCGTGCGCTCATTGCGCAACCTCCATTTTAAGCACGGCACGCACGCACCGCTTATTCATTGCCAGCCATTCTCCATTGGCAAGGCGGATGAGCCAAGCGAACGGTGCGCCACCAAAAGCGTTTTTGTAGCAGATAAGCCTAGCGTTGATCTTGCGGGAGATTTGGATGTTGGAGCGTGTTGTCATAGTGTTGTTTGGTTTGGTTACGTTCCTAGTGTGTAGCATAAAGCTACACTGTGCAAGTCCTTATTTGAAGATTTTTCACCAACGTCAGAGAACAATGAGATGCAGTCCAACTTCGCTTAGGCTCAGTGGCTGATCTCAAACGTTCGCCCTCTCCTCGTAGCGATCTTCCGTCATCCATGAGTTGTGCCACATGAGCTTGCGATCTTCACACGGCATCCCTCGTGTGGTGCGATCATATCCGCGACAACACGGGCAATCCCAGAACTCCGGCGAGTCTGAGTTGCAGCGCGGGCATACATTCCAGCGCAGCCGCCGCAACGCCATCCAGTATCTCAGCGTCCATCGCAGCGAAGTTAGCAAGCCACGCCAAGGGCGAACAAGGCGCGGCAGATCAACAGCAGGGGCGGTTGTGTTTGGTGTGCTCATAGTGATTCAAATGTCTTTGGCTTCGTCAATGGGCCGCGCCTGCCCCTGCTGTGTCTGCGCTTGGTCGTTAAAAGGGAATGTCATTACCCTCCCCGGCTCCGCCAAACACTGCGCCCATCGACTCGTTACCCGTGGCATCACCGACCCCCGGCTTGCTCACTGGAGCCGCTCCCGCCTTGCCTCCGCGTGACTCGCCACAAAATTCAAACTGCTCGACCACTACCAGCGTCTTGCTGCGCGCCTTGCCTGTTTCCTTGTCCGTCCACTTGTCCTGCGCCAGCCGACCTTCGATCAAGATGGGCGATCCCTTCTTGAAGAACTGGGCGATTGTCTCCGCCTGTTTGCTCCATGCCTGGCATTCCAAGAACACCACCTCTTCCTTCATCTCCCCCGTCTGCTGATCCTTCAACTTGCGATTCACCGCAATCGCAAACTCCCCCACCGCCGTGCCCTTCGGCGTGTAGCGCAGATCCATGTCGCGTGTCAGATTACCTTTAAGTATGGTTCGATTCATTGTGTTGGTTAATGTTGGTTAATGTTGGTTAATCTGGAAATGCCCCGTCCATCTCTGAGTCTTTTTTGCCTTTGCTTCCCTTGTCCTTCTTCCCGGTGGCATCGTGGCTTTGATAGCCCTTCTGCCGCTCGGCTGAATTGTTGCTGAACAGTTTTTCTGTCGCCGGATCAAAGCGCGCCAGCGGTGCAATGAACCGCAGTGGAATCACTGCCTCAGAACTGTGGCGCGACTTCACCAGCAGCAACTCGGCTGCCTCCATGTAGGCACCCTCGCTGCCATAATAGTCCTGCTGGTTCTCCTTCAGCCTTTCCCACGGAATGAACTTGCATGGCCGGTGAACAAAGGCCGCGTAATCGGCCCACTTCTCGATAGCACTCGACCCGTCAAAGTCCCGCAGCGTTGGCCGCTTCCCTGGCTGGTCCTCACTGCCGCGCGATGCCTGAGCCAGCGCAATAATAATCACATCGCATTGCTTGGCCGCTGCCTTCAGCCCACCCACGACTTCCTTGATCCCCATGCGTTCATCCTGCTTCCCAGCCTTGGTCACGGCCTCGATGATCTGGATATAATCAATCATCACCACCCGGATGCCCCACTTTCTTTTGGCCGCACGAATGCGCGCACGCACATCAGCAATCGTCAGTTCTGGAGTGTCATCCACCCACACCTGCGACTTCTGCCACTTAATTGCCGAAGTCATCACACTCGTTTCATCGTCCTTGGATAGAAACCCCGTCTTGCCCTTGCTCTGCTCGACATCGGCAGCCGAGAAGAGAACACGCCTGCCCACCTGCATTCTCCCCATCTCCAGAGAGAACATCAGAGTCGGAACCTGCTGCTCACCCAGCATGGCAAAGGTCATGCTCTCCATCAGCCTCAGAAGCAGATTCGTTTTCCCCATGCCTGGCCGCGCTCCAATGACAAACAAATCAGGCGCTTCCAGTCCGTTGATGGTTCGGTCCAGATCCGGCAGGCCCGTCTTGACGCCGCGAATCTTGCCCTTGTTCTTCATCGCCTGATCCAAGTCTTCCAGCGTCTCGCTCATCACGGTGCTCATGCTTACCGCCTGATTGCTCTGCTCCAGCACTTGCAGCAAAGACATCTCAGAATCTGCGCACTGCATCGCTTCCTTCCATGATCGTGTCATGTCCATCGCCATCATCCGACTCTCCTGAGCCGTAGCAATGATGGTTCGGCGTGCCAGCCGATCCGTGAGCGTTTCACACCACTGATCAAAGCCCAGCAGCGTCGTGTAGCCCGTGGTCAGTTCCATGACAAACGAGGCCGTCACCAACTGATCCAGCACCTCATGCTCACGCAGCCAGTTCACCACATTCACCGGCTCGATGATTTTGCTGGCATCCGCCATCGCTCTCAGCTCGACAAACAAAGCGCGGGTATCCGGGCAGTAAAAGTGATCATCACGCAGCTTTCGAATCGCATCGTCAGCATACTTGCCAGGATCACTCAGCATCGCACCGAGCACACCTTGCTCCGCCTCACGGCTGTAGGGAATGGATGGGTCGCTCACTGTGCGCCCCCCTTTTCTTTTTTCTGCCATTCCTGCCTGAGTTCGCGGCGGGCATCTTCCGGCACATCAGACCACTGCTCCCAGCACCCGCCATAAATTCCGTTGGCGATGCCTTTCCAGTTCCACTCCGGCGGCGTGTCCTCACGCGGAAGCTGTGGCAATGTCGCCAGTTCATCCTCCTGCGCCTGATCCGCCTCATACCGCCTCTCCGCCCATGACTTGACCCCGCCGCCCCCTTCTTTTTTTTGCCCTCCCAAACCTGGACTTTGGCTGGATGCGTTTGAACTTCGGAGATCTCCACCGCGATCCTGCTCCTTTTGCAGCCAGGTCGTGATGAATTTGCGCCAGTTGCTCTTCTTGGCCTTCAGCGGATTCGACTTCAACCACTGATCCATCGCCAGCAGTTGCCGGTTGATGTCGCAGGCCGGATATGCCTCCGACCATTCAAGCATGACCAACTCACCACAGCCTTGCCAGGAAGTCTTCAGACTCCAGAATGGCACAGGTGCCGCTGGCTCTGATCCGACAGGATCGAGCTTAAATCCTGTTCCCTGTTCCACTTCCCTGTTCCCTGTTCCCTGTTCCTGCACAGTTGCGTCATTGACGACTGGCATATGTGTCAATGATTCGTCATTGATTCGTCGTTGATCAATCTCAGACGGTTCACTGATCTTTGAAGCCTTGGGCCTTTGGATTACTTGGTGTTTGTGAAAACTGACCACATGCCCGACATCCCGACCATCAGCCGTCTTCGACAATCTGACGTAGCCAATCGACTCCAGCGCGGCCAGCATTTTCGGAATGCTCTTCAAATTTTCAGCAAACGGCATCAATTCTCCGCGAATCAGCGATGGATGCGCGAGAAAATAGCCTTCATCATCGGCCAAATTCAGCAGACCGATCGCCAGCAAGCGCACTTCTGGTGCCTGCTCACACATCACCTGGTGCTTCCAGAAGTCCGGTTTGAGAGATCTGATTCTCATAGTGCGACCTCCTTTTTTCCGCCTTCACGGACCCGTGCCTCATAGGCGATGCAGAAATCACGAACCGCCGCTTTGGTATCAGCCATGCTGCCTGGACTCGGCTCCAGCAGTTTCAGCACATGCTTCACCTGGCGCAGCAGGGCATAGGCACCCGCAAGCATCACTTGCTCCTCGGTGGCCTTAATCGGCTTGGATTCTTGTATGTCGTGGTGGTAGGTCATGCTCGGCGATTGCAACAGTAGGGTTTCGCGGCCACCTGCGTGGCAGCACGTCTCTGAAATTCTTCTTCGGTGATCTCAGTCACCGGCCCCAGTGTTCGGCAGTCAGACTGATTCAGCGCTTTGTTGCGGATGTAACACGGCGCTTTCGCCCTCCATGCCTTGATCACTGCCCGACCCGCAAAGTCGGTGTAGTCAATTCGGTAGTTTTTGAGGTCACTCATTATTCGGCCCCTCCTTCTTCCAGAGATTGCTCAGCCCATGAGCGCCAGCGCGCCACCATCGCAGCCAATTCGGATACCTGGGTTTCCAACTCCGACAACGTATTCATCAGGTCGTCAGCGACGATGACCGCGCCCTGCGTATTGCCAGTGTCATGGTCTGCATGAGCCTCACGCAGTTGCCCGGACGCCGCACCCAGCAGCTCGATGAGGTCATGGAACTCACAGCGCGCATCGAGCAGCAAATCGCCGCTCGGCTTGATCTTTTTATCAGCACTCATGGGTTCAGCACCTCCTCATCACGATCATTTGCTGCAAGCCGCTTCCGATCCCGTGCCTGCACTGGGAACGCCACTGGCACCGGCGGCAGGAACTCCGCGCGATTGATCCCCGCTGTAAACTCCAGCAGGTGAATGCTCGCCTCGTCCAGCTCCACGCTGTCCACTTGGCCGCGCAGATCCTTCACCAGATCCCGCATGACTCCGGCCAGCTCACGCAGCCGCTTGCAATTCGCTTGGGCTTGGATGTCGATCACAGTTCGACCCTCCCAAGCGCGATGACTTGATTGGCCTGCTCCAGCAGCATCTCCAACTGCGTGCGTGCCCGCACCGATTCGGTGTAGAGGTTCTTCAAAACCGTCACCTCTTCAGCTTCCTTGTGAAGCAACCACTGGTAGCCCATCAGACACGCCTCCGCATCCTGCTCCGCCTCATGCGTCACAGGCCTACCATCCACCGGCCACAGTCCTGCCAGTTCCCCAAGTCGGCTCAGATTCGCCTTCCCCTGGCCAATGACGCCCCGGTCCATCAGGCACCCGAGTTTGTCCATCGAGCAGCGCCACGCATGGCGAATCGGCATCTTTAAGCCCGTGATCGCGCTCGCCTCATCCAGAAATATGCGGTCAAACCCCGCATTGTGCGCCAGCATCCGCGCCCCTTCTTTTTCCGCAAACCGCGCTTTCAGCCACGCCTGAAGCCACTCCATCCCCTGAAAGAGCGACACCGCCCCGCGCTCCTTCCAGCGCTCCACCGAGTAGCCATTCACCTTGACGGCCCCAGGCTCCACCTTGTAGCCATCCGCAGGCCACAGATGCACAATAAATGTCGGAGCATCCCACGAGGCCCGTGCCGCAATACTTAGCAGCGCATCCCGCCCAGGACGCACCCCTCCCGTTTCAGTGTCGATGGCAATGTATTCAGTCTTCATGTTCCGTGTCTGTGTTGTGTTGTGTTGTTGTTGAAATTTGCAGTCTCTCCCGCTGTCACCACCCGCCACCGCAGCGCCACCCGCCGCTCCTTCTTTTTTTTATTGGGCACCTGTATGAGTCCCACGAAGTCAGTCCGACCTCACCCACACGCGCCACCGCCCGGGAGACGGGGCAATGCCAATAAATTTTCAGGGCACCAATGTATTCATAGGACCGGCCCCGCGCACCGCGCTCGACCCCCCCCTCCCCTGTTGAAAAGCTCCCGGCCGGCCTGGTCGAATTGCCCCAGAATCCCGCCCCATTTGTGTGCTGGCTTGTGTGCCAAGCATCTAAAGCACTGACAATCAAGCATTTACAAGCCCAAAACAGGGGATTCAGAATCCCCTGTGCAGCGGAAACGCCAGAATCCAGGGCACCGAGTCCGCCCAGATCCAGCCCGCGCGCCATTGCCGACTTTTCCCCCGTCTCACAATCTCTC